GGATTGAAAAAGGAGGGAGGTCTATTAAAAGGAAGAATAATAACATTGCTGTCAAGAGATGTGAAACCGGATGAAGATCCGGATAGTGAAGAAGCTCTTATAAGAACCAGATATGCTGAATGTCTCACTCAGGAGGCCATAGTGGCCGCTGAAAAGACGCTGACAACAGAGAGGGACCCGGAACCCTTACGGTTCGATCCAAACTGGCGAGGAATGTTGTCTTGTAATGCCTCAACGTTAGAGGCGCACATGGCACTGCTATACGATCGAATACTTCTTAAAGCATTCGGGGAAAGCAGGGACGTAATACCTATCGGATTAGCCGAAGCACTGAAGTGCCGGGTTATCACGAAAGGTGGTGCATACAAGAAAACAGCCCTGAGGCCAATACAGAAACTCATGGCCCGTGTGCTTAAAAACCATCCTACTTTTGTGCTCACGCACAATCCTGTGTCGGAGGAGATCATAACGGATGCACTAGGTAATAACCTTACGGAGGAACAGATGTTCACCTCAGGGGACTACATAGACGCAACCAACAGACTTCACTCGTGGACATCGGAGCGTGTTGCAAGAAGGATTGGAATGCACATAGGACTTACAACCGATGAGACCGAACTATTCGTAGACGATCTAATTGGGAGTATTCTGGTGGATAAGGAGACGGGCCGCTATTATCAGCAGAAACGAGGTCAGCTTATGGGTTCAATAACGTCTTTTCCTGTATTATGTATCATCAATGCCGCCATGTGCAGATGGGCAATAGAAAGTACTCTAGCAATTCCTCAGAAGAGGTTGCTTAAGAACTGTCCGTTGCTCATCAATGGTGACGATTGCGTGTTCAAGGGCACGAATATGACATACCAGAATTGGGCTGCAGTAACCTCCTCGATAGGACTTGAGGAGTCTGTAGGAAAATCCTACCGCGCGCGGGAGTTTCTCGAAATCAATTCGAGGGCGTTCCGCTTCGGTACGGCGAAAGTTCTAACAGAAGTTACAGCAAATGAATACTGGGACATAAGGAGTGGAGAGACAAGAGGAGGTGCGAAAGTGAATCTGAGAGTGACGAGATTCCATGCTGTACCCTACGTTAATTCAGCGTTGTTCCGTGGTTCGGTCAAAGGAGGCAAGGCCTCAGGACCTAATGACCAGGATACGTTGAATAATTTGGGGGCACGAGCAAAGGAATTGCTCTCGGCGTCAGATCCCGAAATGCACGAACCTCTTATGAAGAGATTTATCGGGGAAAACAGGAATTTGCTTAAAGAATGCGGGGTACCTTGGTACATTCCAATGTGGTTGGGGGGACTCGAACTTCCATCAGGCCCATGGGGCGAAGCCAGCAAGACAGATCTGCGTTGCGCAGCTCAGATTCTCGCTGGTTGGAAGGAGCACAAGCCAAGAAGGCTTGGGCAAGGAGTCCCATGGCACATATGGAAATTGGCAGAAGCCAACATGCCCGAAAGCATCTTAACTGAGAAAAGATCAAAAGGGACCGAGATGTTCGAGAGAGTGTCGCACATGAATTGTGTGAATCTACTCTTCGATCAAAACATCCGAATCGATGATCTTTACTTAAAGGTGCAGGACAACCGCGTCAAGGCAGCGCTCAAGTACAATGCGAGACTTTACGACCCAAGTTTTTGGACCAATAAGAACAGTAAGAACCGTCTTAGAGGCCCGTTGACTGAGGCTCAGCTAAAGTTTCGAAGAAAGTACAGCGCACTACCGACCTGTTTATACATCCCCGGCTACGGCGCGGGGGGGAAGGAGTGTTTTCCCCATGACA